ACGCTTGGTGACTTGGCTAAGCACCTCAGCAGTGCTGAGAACATTGAAAATTCGCAACAGGTTAATGTGCTGACCGTTATACAGGCACACTTTAGCGAGAAGTCGCCTGATGAATGGCGAGTCCTCCGTAAGGCGTTGGCGGAAGCAGGAGTGTTGGGTGATGAATAAGGCATTTAGCACAGGTTGGACTGCGGTAAGGAAAATCCGTGATGATGAGTTATGTCCACGATGTAGGCAAAATCCCGGCTCATTTGATTATTGGGGCGGTGGCCCCTACGAATGCTTTTGGTGTGCAACAGGGAGGAATTAGGCGATGAGTGATAAGGCGTTCAAGAAAGGTTGGATTTTTGCTAAGGCAAAAATGCCACGATTTTGTCCACAATGTATGGGTTCGGAATTGGAATTAGACACCAAAGAAGAAGAAATCCAAGCAATCAAAAACAGAACAGGAATGTATCGGGATGTTAGCGAGGAAAAATTGAAAGAATACCTTCAAGCAACGATGCGAGGACCCGATTATTGGGGCTATTGCCTCAATTGCGACTATGAATTTAACCCCGAAATGTGATTGAAATGTCAAGCAAAGACTACCAAACAATTCCGTCATTGATGCTGAAAGGCACAGAATACGGCTCACTGTTGGAGACACCCAACAACATCATCTCCGTTGAGCAAACTTCCACGCTTTGTGATGGCTTGGAAGAAACGGTGCGACTGTGGGAGAAGGGATTGGATGCTTTTGGCATGGAGAGCCACACAGCGTATGCTGAGGAAGCGTATGGTGCAATTGTTATCCTGCGTTTGGCGTTCAACGATCTCCGAGAACCCCTACCGTTGGTTTCACGCAAAGAGGCCGATGGGATTTTGAAATCATTTGACGAAGCCGTAAAGCCGATGGTGCGCTCTTATGCACAAACACCAAAATTGGCCAAGTGGTATTCAGGACTGCCGTTGAAGGTAGCGGCGACTTACAACCGATTTAGGGGGCAACGATGATGGCGAAAGGAAATTGTAAAACCTGTGGAAAACCAACACACAAAGAAAAGGCGATTGCGGGCGATGGATGCTGTGAACCACTGCAAAAGGGTGTTCACATCATGGCTATCGGTGATGCCGCATTTATCGCAGGATGGGATGTTGTTAAGTCCTCAATGGATAAAGGCGACAATGTGCCTACCAACCCAAGCCTGTGGGCGCAAGCCAAGAGCAAAGCCAAATCAAAATTCAAGGTTTATCCATCAGCATACGCTAACGGATGGGCTTCAAAATGGTATAAGTCTAAGGGAGGCGGTTGGAAAAAGAAGGGGAAGAAGGGTGATTGAATGTCGTCTTTTGAACAAATGCTGATTGAGAAGGATCTTAGGCGTTGGTTCAAGGAGAAGTGGGTGGATGTTAGCCGAAAGGACAAAGACGGCAAACATCCTCCATGTGGACGAAGCGAGGCTAAATTGGATAGCAAAGGCTACCCAAAGTGCCGACCTTCAAAGAAAGTCAGCGACAAAACACCTGAAACCACACGAGGCATGGATGCCAAGGAAAAGAAAGCCGCAACACGAAGGAAAAGAAGCAAAGCGCAGGGAGTAGGAGGAAAACCAACGATGGTAAAAATGTGTGATTGTGATACCTGCAATACCTTGGCGAAAGGCTTCATCATTCGTGAGGAAATGCTGAAAGCAAAGAAAGAGAAGCCGTTTCACGGCTACAACCCAAACCGCCACAGCAAAAAGGGCGGATTGAACGCCAAAGGGCGTGCTAAATTCAAGCGTGAGCAGGGGTCAAACCTCAAGCCACCTGTCACTGAAAAGCCATCAACACTCAAACCCGGTTCAAAGAAAGCCAAGAGGCGTAAGTCCTTTTGTGCGAGAATGTCAGGGGTCAAAGGACCAACGAGCAAGGGTGGCAAATTGACACCAAAGGGTGCGGCACTGAAAAGGTGGAATTGTTGAAGTGATACCATGCCCGTAGCCAACCCACGAAGAAATGTGAACGAAGAGTCCGTAAGGATTCAAGAATTTACAGGTGGGTTTCGCCCTCGTGAAATGATGGGCGACTATGAGCCTGACGCTAATGCTGATGCTGACGGATTGGCTCATCACAGCCGTGAAAGCGGTGAATCAGCCATGCGTGAGCAATTAGATCCAAAGAAGCGAAGGGAGAAGGCACTCAAGGAGATGGAGGGCGAATTGCCTCACATTTCAATCAAGCCTGAAAAAATTGCTGATACGCTCGCATCGTCACCTCAAAAGAAAGACGAGGGGATGTTGGCTGAGGCACGCACAGGCGTGGACATGGGTTTGCCCGGTGGTTTGTCAGCAAGCACAGGCGCACAAATCAGTCCTGTCATGCGTGAAGGACCGGGATTGCTGTTTGGTCGCAGTGAGGACATCGTTGAATCGGTGTGGGGGCGCATTATCAAAATCACACCTGAAGAAGCCAAGGATTTCCGTCACGATGAAATGAGCCACGAATTGCAGGGGATTGCGGAAGAACAATTTGCACAAGGCATTCCTTTCGGTTTTGCTACGGCGGCGAAGGTTATTCCCGACCCTGATAATCCAAACATGGGAACGATAAGAGGTGGGAAAATAGGGGCAGGTCTTGAATTCAACGACCTTCCTGATAACATTGAGGAAATGCGTGAAGTGGTGGAACAATTGCCCGAAGAAGCCGATAAACTCATGCAAATGTTTCGCCAACAAGGTGAATTCGCACCCGATGATGTGCGAATGTTCTTGCCGACCCCACCTCAATTTGAAATGGAGGATGAGAGGCGAGGTGAAGTCACAGGCTTACCACGACTCATGGAACAGGTTTGGCAAGAAAAGAACGCATCCGCTGACCCACCATTGACTTCCGATATTATCAAAGCAAAGCGCAAAAAGAAGGGTCGCAAATACGAAGAGGATGAAGAGTCCGAAGAGGACGAGCGCAAATCCAAGCGTAGCAAAAAGCGAAAGCGAAAGCGTGAGATGAAGCGTGGGAAGAAAGAAGCGAGCCGTGACATCAAGGGTAAAACCGCACGAAGGGCGGCATCCGCTGAGCAAAACCTCGATCGTGGAACAAAGCGTCAAGCCTTTGGTGAGCGCAGGATGTTCTCAGGCAACCCTCGTGCGTCAAGCATTCCGTTGCGATTGCGTGACCCAATTGCCTATCAGCGTAAATTGGCTAACGAAAAAATGCGTAGGCAACAGGGTGCGTTGCCCCGTGACATTACCGTTCACCGTGATACATCGGGTTTGCAGGGTAAAATCCAAACCATTGGTATGAATCCAAGTGGCACGAAAATGGGTGTTTCAGCACCAAAGGGGACGAGCATGAAACCATTCAAGCCGTCAAAGGGTGCTATGGCATCAGGCTCTTTAATGCACGACCCTCTTGGTAGTGAGCCGTTGGCTAAATCACGCACCAAGACTCTCACTCGTTTAGAAATCGCTGACCTCAAACGCCAATTGGATAAATTGGTGAAAATCATTGAGGGCATCAAGAAATCTCCTCCTGTATTTGATGAAAACGCAAAGCGTGGCGGTCAGGCGAGTCCTGAGCGTGCTTCTTCAACCGCTGACAAGCATTTAGAGCGTGAAGAGGACAAACCCGCCTATCGCTTCGGGGACACTTCAATTCCTTTAGTGACAGGTGTGGTGGGTAAGCGATGATGCTTCGTCACAACCCATGGGCTATCCTTGATACCTGCCTTATCCAAAAGGGTGAAGGACACTACGACTTTAGCACGCTGATTGAGCAATTGATTGGATTAACAGGACAGGGAGGGCTTGAGTCATTCCCTCGTCCTATGGGTGATATTGGTGGAGGCGCACTATCGGGCGTTGAGGCTGACGCTGTATGGGAGGCAATCTATCAAGGGGCTGTCGATCCAACGACAGCGGCTATCATTCACGCAGGACCACAGCCGGGTCAAGAGGGTCTTTACCAACAAGCACTACAACAGGCAATCACAGCAGGTGCAGGGACTATCAACGCCGCTGTCAATGCACAAAACGCCATTTGGGATGCAAAGCGTCAAGAATTGATAATGTCGGGCAAAGACCCAAGCAAAATACCCGAACCACTACCTGCACCATTTGAGAGCGACATGGGGCGAACCACGCTCAACGCTGAATGGAAGGGTGGTGTGTTTGCCGCACAAAACAAAGACACCCCTTGGGAATACGACCAATTTGGACAAAGGCAATTGCGAATCGGCAATCGCGATCAAGAAAACAAATTTGCTGAATCATGGAATCGCCCATACCATGAAGGACTGCAACAAATGCGTGGTGGGCGTAAAACACGAGAATACATTGAATCTCACCGTGTTCAACCTAACAGTGTGTTCATCACACACGAGGCGGGCAAACACATCTATGACATGATGGACTCCTTGGCTCGCCAAGGCTACAACCGTGAAAATCTCACACCTGAAATGGTGAAGCAATTTTGGGCGGCGCATCCCGTGTTGGCTCAATATATGCCTCACCAAATGAGTCCACTATCACGCTCTTACAACATCCGCAATACTTCACCGCATCAGCCACAAGAGGCGGATGCGGCACAAGCGGCGGTTGAACAACAAAACCAACAATACCGAGCGAGCGACTACGCCAATTACTTACCCGAAGGTGCATTGGAGTCAAAGCGAGGTGTGTCATTCATCAACAACGCTTACGCTAACTCTCGTGCTTACCTGCCGAAAATTTACAACGCCTATGACGAACAATACAAATTACAGGAAAACGGTTTGTCCATGGAGGACGCACTTGCGAGAGGGCAGGGTCGCCATGTTGTTGATAGGCTCACTAACGGAATCATCCAATTCATCAATGAACAGAATCCCGGCATCGTTCCTGAACACATTCAAGATCCTTCACAATTGATTCGCCCTCAAGCACAACCTGCACAACAGCCCCAAGCACCGCCCGAAGAACCTGCGGTGGAGAGACAGGTGCAACCACCTGCGCCTCCTGTTCGTGTTGAACCACCCGCACCTCCCGTTCCTGTGCAACGAGAACCCGAAGCACCACCTGTGCCTGTTGAACCCCAACAAGCACCACCACCCCCTCCACAGCGACAACCTGCTGTTCCGCCAAGAATACCCGAACCTGTCCCCAATCTTGATACGCTCGCACCGACTCCCGAACAACAAGCCGATATAGGGCAATCCTATTCGTCAGGTTGGAGAGGTATGAGTGAAAGGCTCGCAGAATCGTTAGGACGAGGTGCGGGTCGTTTTATGAATCTCTTTGGAAAAGAGGAAATTGCACAGGCTCTTGAAAGCGTTCAAGAGGAAATTGCACTTAACAACATGGCTATTTCAAAAGCCATGCCTACTACTTCCTACTCGCCAAATAGCGCAAGGGATATAGGGATGATGGCGGCTCGCTATAACATACCCCCGTCCGATGTTGTCACGATTCTCAACAGTCGTGGTCATTGGGAGGAAATATCAAAATCAATGGGCGTGGACTATGAATTGTTTCAATTGGTAAAGGTGGCTTTCAAATGAATAGACGACAAATGGGAATTGACCGAATCGCACGAGCGAGAATGATTCGTGAGCGTGATGAATTGCAGAAATTCATTGGACCATTGTCACGGCACGCCCGCCAAGCGAGGCAATTTCAGCAGATGAATCCCGCCGACCAAAAATTACTCACTGAACAAATGGCGGGCGATGCGGGCTATGGGGCAAAGGGCGCACTACGCAACCAAATGAAAGTCGATCCAAGAGGTGCTTTCAAGAATTTCAATCAGGCTAAAAAGGATGCGGCGAAGGCTGAAAAGGCTAAGGGCAACCTATTCAGTCAATTCGGCGTTGAAACGCAACAAGCGGCGGGCGCACCACCTAACGCACCCGCACCTGCTCAAAACAATCCACCCGCAGGAGGCAACGCACCACCTGCTCAAAACAATCCACCTGCACCACCCGCAGGGAATGCACCACCCGCAGGAGGCAACCCACCCGCAGGAGGCAACCCACCCGCAGGAGGCAACCCACCCGCAGGAGGCAACCCACCCGCAGGAAATGCACCACCCAATTTGGGTCAAGGTCCACAAGGCGGGAATGTAATTCCTAATCCACCCGCAGGAGGCGGTGGGGGCAATCCACCCGCAGGAGGGAATGTTCCGTTGCCCGCACCTCAAAATGTGCCGTTGCCACCCGCACCACCCGCACCTGCACCACCCGCAGGAGGCGGTGGCGGTAATGCGCCCGCACCACCTGCTCAAGGAGGCGGTCAAGCACCTGCTCAACAACAAAGTCAATCCAACCCTACGGCACAGCGTAAATATGCTGAATTGCTCGCACAACAAGCACAGGGTCAGGCAAAGAAAACAGGTGGCGTGGGCTACAACCCGTTGGCTATGCTCGCCACAGGTGGACTTTCAGCGGTAGGTCAAGGTATCAGCAATTTCATGCAAAATCGTGGTGCTAAGAAACAACAACAGTCTGCTCAAGAGGAATTGCGTCAATTGGCGAACAAGTCCGATGATGAAGCATTTGCATCCGCCGATCGTATTCACAAAGGCATCGGCTACCTACAATACAGGGGTGTTTGAATGGATAGGTTTGACGAATTGTTGCTCAAGGCTCGTGCCGAAATGATGGGTCAAACCCCTGTGCGTAATGAAATTTCAAAACAGGATGCCTTTGACATGGCTTGGGACATTACCAAGCGAAGGTCACGAATGGGTATGGGCTTCGCACAGCGTGCGAAGGAGGCTGAGGCAAAGCGTCAGGCTAAGGAAGCAAAGCGTCAAGAAAGAGCCAATCGCCCAAGCCTTCGTGAACGGTTTGGAAGTGCCTACCGTAGTGTTAGACCACAGCAAAGCACTCCTACGGAAGATCCTAACTTCGTTGATTTCATGGGTCAGCAGGGTGGTTTGGAACAACCACAAGCCACGAGAGCGAGTGGTTCACCACCAACCTTCACCGATTTCATGGGTCAGCAGGATGGCTTAGAAGCACCACAACCACTTGAACCCGAAGAAGTCCCAATGCGTGAGGACATCAATACTGAGCAACCTGTTGAAACAGAATCAGCACGAGGTGCGCCACCATCGTTCCCCGGTCAAAGCCCAAGTGTTAGGGCGAAAATAAGAGGCGGACCAAGCGACCAACGCCTTTTGGACGCATTCAATACGCTGATGCCCAATCAACAAGAGCAAAATTACAAGGATGTGACACGAAGAAATGTTCGTGGGAAGCAACCTACCGATAGAGCCGTAAATGAATTTTTCACACCCGGTAAAGCGGGTTCAGTCCAAGCACCTACTCAAGCACCGAATAGAGAAACACTTCAAGAAGCGGATAAATTCTTTGACCCAAGTGTTCCGAAGAATGTGCATGGGCGACCTATCCCTAAGCGAGAGCCACAGGGTATGATTGGAACAGGCTCAAGAACCGCCCCCAAAGAACCCGCAACGACTCCTGTTGAACCACGCAATTTACCTATGCGCCAACCACAAGGGGGAGTCCCCGCTGTTCGTGGTAAAGCACCTGCGACAGAACCACTATCACCGAGTCAATTGCCTATGCGCCGACCTGCGGGGGCATTACCTGAGCAAACAGGGGCTACACCTCCACAAGGCGGTTCACGAAAGAATAGGCGATCTCCAATCACGATGAGGCAACCACGCCCTGACATCAAAGAGCAACAATTGCCTTCCCGACAACGCCGAAAGGAAAAGGCGAGGCGCAACAAAGAAGCCGATAAGGTTGAGGCTGAGCGCACTCCTGCACCACAGCCTGAACCACAGGTTGAGGAACAAAGCGAGCCTGTAAAGCCACCACAACCACCGCAGGTTGAGGAACAGACTGAGAGTGTGAAGAAGCCTAAACCACAGGTTGAGGAACAGACCACCAAGAAACCACCAACGGCAAAACAAACGACACTGTTTGGTGGTGAAGAACAAACTGCACCCGCAAAGCCAAAGGACAAGAAGGCAACGGTTGAAGCGGCTCAAGAGCGAAAAGCCAAGCGTGCCAAAAAGAATCAACCGCAGGAACAGGAAGAAAAATTGCCGAGCATCAATTCAATGACCGACACATCGGTATTGAATGAATTGATGAATAGGGCTGAGGATGGCGATGAAAAAGCACGAAAGCACCTTTACAACCGAATGGGCGATTTAGAAGATCATCACCCATCCGTAGCGGAACGCTACAAAGACACTTTTGAGAACATGGTTCAAGACGCTAACCTCTCACTCCTACCGAGTGGTATGCGCCAAAGCATATTGAAAGACAACAACACGGATGTGAATTATTCCCTACTCCCGAATGGTTGGGTATAGGTGATGCCTCATGTCAGCAGGTGTCCTCGATCTCGCCAACAAAGTGGATTGGGATATGGGACGGCGTTCTTTCAAATACTTCTTTGAGGACATTTGCGGTAAGGAAGAAGGCTATCAGTTGGCCGACTTTCACGAAGAGTGGTTCAACCTCTCGGAGAACAACAACAAAACCTGCGTGATTGCGTCCCGTGACCACGGTAAGTCAGTGTTTTATCGTGTTTATCTCCTGTGGAAAATGGCTTACAACCCCGGCTTGGAGGTTCTTTTCTTCTCGCACAGTCAGCATCAGTCCATTGAACACATGGGCAAAATGAATGAATTGATTGAAACCGTTCCTGCGCTACAACACCTCAAGCCAAAGCGAGGGTGGGCTAAGCAGAAATTCAAATTCACAAACAAATCATCCATCTCGGCTATGTCAGTCGGTAAGGCTGTGCGTGGGGCGCACCCTGACATTGTGGTGCTTGACGATATTCTGTCAAGCGAAGCGGCGACCCAATTGGCTCACATTTCTTCGTGGTTTTACACAGCCCTCCTACCTGTGTTGCACCACTCCGCACAATTGTGCATTGTCGGCACTCCGTTCTCCTACACTGACCTTTACCAAGAATTGAAGGGTTTGAGTGGGTATCAAGTCCGTGAATATCCCGCCATTAGTGAGCAGACGGGCGACCCACTTTGGCCTGAGCGTTGGAGTCTTGAAGCACTCCAAGGACGAAGAAGTGAAATGACTTCAATTGCGTTCACCCGTGAATACCTGTGTCGCCCAATTGCGAGCGATGCGAGCCTATTCCCTGAAGATATGGTTGAGCCGTGTAAGGACTTGGAATATGCCTTTGAATTTGACCCGTATGCGAAGGCTGACCGTGAGGATGTCAATTACTACATCGGTTGGGATCCTGCTATCAGCCCTGACCGTTCCGCTGACTACACCTGCATGGTTGTAATCGCAGTGGACGAAAACCGACACAAGCGTGTGGTTTGGATGCACCGTGAGAAGGGTATGTCCTTCAACGACCAAATTGACAAAATCATAGAATTAAACACTCGCTACAATCCCGTCATTGTGGAATTGGAAACCAACAATTTCGCACAGGCGTTTCACCAAGTGCTGAAAGAAATCAGCGACTTACCCATCAAGCCGTTCACCATGAGCCGTATGCGAAAGGAAGCGGTCATTCATACTCTTCAATTGCACTTTGAGCAACGCCATTTGATTCTCCCCTACAAGGAGGATGGTTCAACACGGAGGCTGATGGATATTCTCATCAACGAATTGTCCATGTTCACCATGCTTCCTAACGGAAAAATGGAATCTCTTGGAAAACATGACGATACTGTAATAGCCCTCGCCCTTGCCGTTCAAGCAACGAAGGAATACAAGGACAGCATTGTTGTCCTTGACGGCTCGGAGTGGACGAAGCGATTAGGATGGGCGGGCGTATGAAAATTGAATGGAATCCTTTGCTTACCGACATGGGCGATGTCATTGTGAAATTGATGCCTCAAGAGGACATGGCTTCACAAAAGGTTGCTGAAAAAACCAAAGAATTGGAAGAAGCCAAGCGTGAAGAGGCAAACGCCAAACAGGAATCGCAAGAGGAATCAATGCCCGCTGTCGCTACTGCGGGTTCACAGATTCAAGGCTTCTCAGGCAACGAAAATGCAGGGATGCCTACCGAGCAACCCGGCACTACTGCTACCCCAAGAGTGGCGGTGAGCAAATCCTACTTCATGGATAACTTCGGCACGAGTGGCGATCAGATAATCAAAATGATGCTTGAAAACGGAGAGGATGCTCTCATCCCTCGCCTCATTAATTTGCTCAAGCAGGAACAAGACGCTTTGCTCAAGGAATTCACATGGTGGCAGGAGAGCGATTGGGAACACATCAATGTCCGTGATAACGACTTCAATATGCTCGCTACTCATGGGGACAGGTTGGAATTCCTGTTCCGTAAGGCTGTTGTTTCATCACGAAAGGCTGACGAAGCAACCCGTGATGCGATTTGGAAGGAGTGGTCGGATAGGCTCAATGCCGAAAGCCGACTGAGCCGAAGAGAATTCAACATTTTGGAAAAGGCATCACAAAGCATTGACGAATATGGCAATATG